ATTAGGGCTCGACCGCCGAAAATTGACACGTCGTGGTCTGCGGGTGGGGTCCGAGCCCACTTCTGACGGCATCACCGCCAGTCGCTGCCGGGCGGCCGCCCCTGTCTGGTGGCGGAGGAGGCTCGCGCAGAGCAAGGGGAGCAGGCCCGGCGCATCGTGTCTCACCACGACGCCGCAGGGCGCCTCGATAGCACGACGGCGGCAAGGTAAACAGGAAATGTGGACGACCAGTTTATCCAGTTTAACAGTTTGCAGTTTTTTGCATGGGGCGGTGTGGAGGTGCAACCGAATGGTAGCCAGCATTCCAGCAGTTCCAGCAGATGCTGTAGTTGCTGGAGTGCTGCAGCAGGCGATGGGTCCAGCACGTCCTGCAGCATCTTGGGGTGCCCCCCTTTAGGGGGGACCCTGCTGCTGGACTGCTGGAACGAGCTGGATTGCTGCTGTGCTGGAACGCTGGGCTGGATTGCTGGGCTCGAAAATTGTTTCCCCGGACCAGCAGATTGCAGCAATGCTGGAACTGCTGGAGTGCTGGAGTGCTGCTGCTGGAGTGCTGGAGTGCTGCTGCTGCGGGGGTGCTTGCAGTTTATTGCAAGGTGCCTTGAGCTTGATGCGGCGATCGCTCGGTGCTATCTGATCGTGAGACAGAGCGATGCGGACAGAGCATATGCCAGACCAGCCAGATAAGCCGAGCCTAGTGAAGCGCAGGTCGCCGGTGTCGCCAGACGCCGAGCAGATCGACAAGGTGCTTGCCCGCATATCCATGGGCGAGATGCTGGCGCCGATACTCTCAGAGCCCGGAATGCCGCACTACACGACGTGGTACGAATGGTGCCGCGTAGACGCCGAGCTAGGTGTCGCGTATGCGCGCGCCCGCGCGACCGGCTGGGACCGCATCGCCCTCATGGCCCGGGAGACGGCGCGCGGCCGGGGCGAGAGCACGCAGGACGTGCAGCGCGACAAGCTCATCATCGAGACCGACCTGAAGCTGCTGGCCAAGTGGGACCCGAAGCGGTACGGCGACAAGGTCCTGATGTCGGGCGACGCCGACAACCCGATCATCGTCCAGACGGAGGGCTTCGAGCTGGCCAATGAGCTGCTGGGCCTGCTGCGCGGCCGCAAGAAGCAGCTCCAGATCGAGGGAAAGCTCGCCGCCGGCAAGCCCGGCGAGAGCCCAACGAGGATTGGCAACGAGGTTTCGCCCAAGCCCAAGGCCAAGCCTTGAGGCTCGAGGATCTGACCGAGGCGCAGCTCGGCACGCTGCCGCCCGACGTCCTGCGCTACTACATATGGCAGGAGCGCTGGCTCGACACGGCGCGCCCGGATCAGATCCCCCCGCCGGGCGACTGGACCGAGTGCGGCTACATGGCCGGGCGCGGCTACGGCAAGACGCGCGTCGGCGCCGAGTGGATCGCGGCGCAGGCGATCGAAGACCCGGACGGCCTCGATCGCGCGGTGATCGCGCCCACCTACGGCGACGTGAAGTTCACGTGTTTCCAAGGCCCGGCCGGGCTGCTCAACGTCATCCCGCCCGAGCTGGTGGTCAACTACAACAGCACCGACCTGATCGTGCAGGTGCGCACGCTCTCCGGCAAGGTGGCCATGATCCGCGGCTTCACGGCCGAGAAGCCCGAGCGCCTGCGCGGCCCGCAGCACGCCGACATCTGGTGCGACGAGCTGGCGGCGTGGCAATACCCGCAGGAGACTTGGGACATGGCCCTGATGGGCCTGCGCCTCGGCGACCGGCCACGGATCCTGTGGACCACCACGCCCAAGCCGATCGAGCTGGTCCGGCGCTTGGCCGAGCCCAAGGCCAACCGCTTCCTTGTGCGGGGCAGCACCTACGACAACAAGGCCAACCTGCCCCAGAGCTTCTTCGACCAGCTCGCCCAGTTCGAGGGGACGGTCATCGGCCGCCAAGAGCTGGAGGGCGAGCTGATCGACCCGGAGGAGCAGGGCGTCATCAAGCGATCGTGGCTGCGCCTCTGGCCGGCGGCCAAGCCCCTGCCGGTGTTCGACTGGATCGTCATGTCGCTGGACACGGCGTTCACCGAGGCGACCATTGACCGCAAGAGCCACGACCCAGACTACTCGGCGTGCACGGTCTGGGGCGGCTTCCGCCACAAGGTCAAGATGCCCGACGGCTCGGTGGACGAGCGGTCGCACGTCCTGCTGCTGGACTGCTGGCAGGAGCAGCTCGGCCTGCCGGAGCTGGTCAAGCGGGTGAAGCGCGAGCTCAACACGGCATACGGCGACGATCAGGATACGGCCCTGATCAAGCCCCTGCTCGGCAGCTCCAAGCCCCGCACCAGCGGCCGCAAGCCCGACATCGTCGTGATCGAGGACAAGGGCAGCGGCATCAGCCTGCGTCAGGTGCTCGACCGCGAGGGCATTGCGTCCTTCGCCTACAACCCCGGGCGCGCCGACAAGCTGACGCGCCTGCACATCGTCTCGCCGATCTTCGCCCGGCGCCAAGTGTGGCTGCCGGAGAGCGACAAGTTCCCCGGCCGGGCGCGCACGTGGACCGACGACTTGCTGCACCAGCTCTGCAGCTTCACCGGGCGCGGCAGCCTGAAGCACGACGACTACGTCGACAGCGCCACGCAGGCGATCCGCCTGATGATGGACAAGAACATGCTGTCTGCTGTAAAAGCGAAGACTGAGATCCGCGAACCGACGCCGCCGCGCACGGTCGTGAACCCCTACGCGGCTTGAGGCATACATGGCTGACGACGATATGCCCGACGACGAGATGCCCGACGACGAGCTCGACGAGCCGATGCAGGGCGAGACCGTCCCGGCACCCGCCGAGGAGGACGACGGCGTCGAGGACACGGACGACGGCGGCGCGATCGTCACGCTGGACGAGGAGGAGAGCGAGCAGGCCAAGTCGCCCGACTTCTACAAGAACCTCGCCGAGGAGATGCCCGAGCCCGACCTCGACAAGCTGGCGTCTCAGTTCCTTGAGCTGGTGGACCGCGACCGCGAGGCGCGCAAGAAGCGCGACGAGCAGTACGAGGAGGGCCTGCGCCGCACTGGGCTAGGCAACGACGCACCGGGCGGAGCTCAGTTCCAAGGCGCCAGCAAGGTGGTGCACCCCATGATGACCGAGGCCTGCATCGACTTCGCGGCTCGCGCCATGAAGGAGCTCATGCCCGCCGGCGGACCCGCCAAGGACTTCATCCCCGGCGAGCTGACGATGGCCCGCGTCAAGAAGGCCCACCGCAAGACGGCGTTCATGAACTGGCAGCTCACGGTGCAGGCGCCCGAGTTCCGCGCCGAGATCGAGCAGCTCCTGACGCAGGTGCCACTGGGCGGGGCCCAGTACCTGAAGATGAGCTGGGACGAGCACCGCAACCGGCCCGGCTTCCTGTTCACGGCGATCGACGACATGTACCTGCCGTTCGCGGCGACGAACTTCTACAGCGCCCAGCGCCGCACGCATGTGCAGTACCTGACGCAGCTCGACTACAAGCAGCGCGTGCGCAGCGGCATGTACCGCGACGTGGACGTGGTGCCCGCCAGCGCCGACCCGGACTTCAGCGAGGCCGCCAAGGCCAACGACAAGATCGAGGGGCGCAGCGAGACGAGCTACAACGAGGACGGCCTGCGGACGGTCTACGAGATCTACGCCATCGCCAGCCTCGAGGGGCAGGACGCCGACGAGGACGTGGACGTCGAGCCCGCGCCCTACATCCTCACCGTCGACAAGCTCTCCCGCAAGGTGCTCAGCATCTACCGCAACTGGGACGAGCTGGACGAGACGAAGGAGGAGCTGCAGTGGTTCGTCGAGTTCCCGTTCGTGCCGTGGCGCGGCGCCTACCCGATCGGCCTGCCGCACATGATCGGCGGCCTCAGCGCCGCGGCGACTGGCGCCCTGCGCGCCCTGCTCGACAGCGCGCACATCAGCAATTCGCAGACGATGCTCAAGCTCAAGGGCGGCACGCGCGGCGGCCAGACGCTTGAGATCCAGCCGACGCAGGTGCTCGAGATCGAGGGCGGCCTGAACGTGGACGACGTCCGCAAGCTGGCCATGCCCCTGCCGTACAATCCGCCCAGTCAGGTGCTGCTGTCTTTGCTGGGCGTGCTGGTTGACGCCGGCAAGGGCGTCGTCCGCACGACGCTGGACGACATGGCCGACCAGAACGCCAACACGCCAGTCGGGACGACGCTGGCGCGTGTTGAGCAGGGCATGGTGGTCTTCAGCGCCATCCACGGCCGCCTGCACGACGCCATGGGGCGCGTGCTGCGCATCCTGCACCGCCTGAACGGCATGTACCTCGACGACGAGGACGTGGAGGCCGAGAT